GTCAATCGTACTTTTTTAGGCGCGGTACTACGCGTTGCCGGAGCAACTACATTCGAAGGTTTTGTGCGCTCGGCGGGTTGGTCCTCGTCTAGCGTTGCATCCCCAAAGTTTTCTGGGAATCGTTTCTGCATCGTACTATCAATACGACGGTAATATTCGTCAGATGTGGGGTCTAATCCACTTCTAACTAGTTTTTCATGTAGACCAAGCGCTAAGCTGGTCATTTCTTCGTCTTTACCAAACCATTCGTTCTTTTCTTGCCAAGCTGAAGCTTTAGCATCGGGCTTAAACGAACGTTGTTCATTTTGTTGTATATATACATCTTTTTCGTCTGGTTGTAAAGTACTTTTAAACCTAGGCTCATAGTTTTGAGCTTGAGACAGCCGTAACTGAGCATCATTCATCTTTTGTTGAGCATCTATAATCTTTTCAGTATCACCAGAATCATAAGCTTCACGATAATCTCGTTTAGCTGAGTGTAACTGTTGTTCTATAGAGCCTTTAAGAGTTTCAATATAAGTTGATTCTCCAGAACTTAAAGTAGCTTTTAGCTGTTTATTATCATCAGCAATTTGTTTTGCAAACTTAATTGCTTCTTGACGTTCACGATCTGCTTCTTCTTTAGCACGACGTTCATCATGATAAACTTTTCTAAGTTGAGCCATACGAGTTTTAACTCGGTCTGAATACTCTTCTAGATTATCATTTTCTAATTCTTCGACAAGATTTTTTGGTAGTGGTTCTTTACCTTTATCTTGTGCAGGTGTGTCATCTTCTATCTCAAGGTCAAAATCATCGACCTTAGCTTCTTCTTTTTTAGTTTTTAATTCTTTTTCATCAGGCAATTTATTTCCTGTTATTTCATCATCATCTGGATATTCAAAAACAATATCTCCATCTTTTACGTCAGCCATATATTACTCCTTGTTTGCGTTATTTATTCAATAACGTATTTATTTTGTTTGCTGCGATTTTCATAAATAGGTAAAACTTGCAAATTTGATAAAATATGTAGACCTGAAACTAATTTGCCATTCAAAGGGATTATGTGATCTATTTCAAACCCTTTAAAAATTTGACAAAAGTCATACAATCCTTGTATCTCTGCTAGTTCTCCAGCATTCATAAATATTTCACAGTGCTTTATTTTGCCTTGACGCCGCCTTACTCTGGCTATATCTTTGGCAGAATTTTTTTCATAATATCGCTTTCTTATAGCAGCTACTTTATTCGGATTAGCTTTTCGCCATTCATAAATAAATTTATTATATTTATCTTTATTAGCTTTTTGACATTTTTTTATTTTATCTAAACAAAGCTCTTTATTAGCCTCATAATACTTTTTTTGAGAGGCTCGAGTTTTATCTCGATTTTTTTTTCGCCATTCAGCTAAATAAATATTTCGTTGCTCTTTAGACTGCGCCATTATGCTCTTGTATATCCTCTAGGATCTTCGACAACACCTTCTACGGTATCATCATTGATCAATCTAAACTCTCTTCCGTGGATCTTGAACCTAGTACCTGCGTATGCACGTGTTAAAACAAAATCGCCTTCTTTACACCATGGACCTGTAGGAAATCTGACTTCATCTTTATAAGCTAAGTCACCTACTTTTACTACAAATAAAACTACAGTTGAATGTTCTTCTATAGATTTAGCGCCAGCTGCTTTAACAATGCCACCTTTATATGTTTCCTCTGCTTCTGGAATTGCACATAAAATTCTATATCCTTTTGGTTCTGGTAACTGTAAGCCCCGTTCATCAATAGGTATATCTTCTGCATCTACTTCATTAACCGTTGGAATAATAATTGGTCGACCAGAAGCATCAACCAAGTTTTTATTCATTGTAAGAATTGGTTCACTCATCTGAGTTCTCCATCCTGTCTACAATGTCAGCAATAATACCTTGTACGGTATCGCAAGCTCGTATATATCCTACAGCAGATTGATAATGTGCATAATCTTTAGCAGAACCTTCAGCAATTGAACCTAATACTTCTTTGCGTCTTTCAGCTATCTTGTTGATTAATAGCTCTAACGTTGGGTCTATCATTTACTACTCCTTTGGTTGTTGTTTATTCATTTGTGCTAATTCTTTTTGATGTTGCATGTCTTGATGCGTTTGCACTGCTTGTATTCCTATTTTAGTTCCTTCTATAAATTGCTTAGACTGTAATTCTTTGTTGTCTTTTACAGCAGCAGCGCCTATTTGAGCACCGGCAATACGTTCTTGAGATTCCATTTTAGCTTTATCAAGTTCAAGCCTAGCTTGTTCAAGTTGAATATCTGCCATTGTTTTTTGGGCTTTAATTTGAACATCTTGTTTTTTAAGTTCAAGTTCCGCTTGTTGCATTTGAACTAATGGATCTTGTTGCTGTTGTTGAGCTTGTTCTTGTTGAACCTCAGCAGCACTCTTAGCAGCAAGTTTTTTACCTGCTTCTGCCATAAGTTTAGATAGTTCAAATTCTATATCCTCTGGAAGTGTTTCATCAGGTTTAGGTAATGGAACGCCTAATTGTTCTTCAAGTTGTTTTCTATATTCAAAAGCAACGTGTTCATTAATATGCGCCATAGCTGCAGCTTGTATTTGTTGTGCCATAGGATTTTGACCTACTATTTGCATTATTTTAGGATCTTGCATAGCTGCCATATGTACTTTAATATGTGCTTCATGATCTTGATATATAAATGCTTTAACAGGCTTACCATTAATAATAGCCATATTTTCAGATACAGGATCTTTTGGTTTTTGATCGTCAGCAGATGGAATTAACTTGCCTATATTTTTAACTCCCAATACTTCTAACATTTGTTTATTAAGTTCTGGTAAATCATAGATTTGTGGATTGGCTTGAGCCATTTGCATAACTGCTTGATACTGTACAACTTTCTGTGACATCGTCGCAGCATTAGGATCTGATACAGGAATAACTTCACAGCAATCATAATCAGATTGTTTAGCGCGTCTATCGCCTATTTCAGGTTCATAGCTATATTCTTTTGGTGTGTAATCACGAATAATGCCTGCTAGTAACTTAAACTCTTGTTTCATTGCATAATACACACGAGCTTGAACTGCACTCATTACTTTTAATGTACGTTCAAGGATTGCAAGTGTAGTGCCTACTGGAGAATTAGCTGACATATCAGATACTTTCATATCTGCAGCAGAAGCAAACCTTCTACCTTCTTCAATAATTTGATTCATTAACTGATTAAGAACTTGTGAAGGTTCTTTATAAGGCAACGGTAAAATGTTATCGCGTATAGCACCTGATGGTACATCTACGTCTCTCCATTCACCTGGAGCAATTGGAGTATCATCACCTTTGATACGAAGTCCTCGTGACTTCATACCACCTGGTAAGTTCGATAGAGTACCTGCGTCTACAAGTTGACGTAAGATCATAGTACCTGATTTTGCGAAAGCACCTATCAAATGAATTAAGCCAAAGCAATAAAAGCCAAAGCCTGGAATGTAACCGTAATGAACAAAATGTTGACGTTTTAATTTCTTCTTATCATCAGGATTCCAATTACGACGAATCGCTAAAATTGTACCTGTACCTTTTTCAATAGTTACAACATAAGGAAGTGCGATACCGTCTTTATCATCACCGTTTTCTAAATCTATATTAACGTGCATTTCTAATATTTTATAACGGTCATCTTCTGTAGGATTAAACCCTAACTTCTCAGCAATTTTTTTCTCAGCTTCATCAATATCTAAGAACGCTTCACCAAGATCAACATCTCTATAGAACCCTGCAACTTGTAATTTATGTAATTCGTTTGGTGTCTTACGCATAACATGAGTTACACGTTCGGCAGTTAAAAGACTTGATGCGCCATACGGTACAACTAAATCTTCAGCGGGAACATACATTGATACTTGACGTTCGATTGATGGATCATAATATACTTTTTTAAACGCATTACCTGAAAGTCCTAGTCCCCATAACATGCGTTCATGTTCAGGTCTATACTCAGGCATTTCTTCAGTCAACTGATAGTTCATGTCTTCTTTAACACGAAGTGCAGCAGCTTCTTTTTCGGAAGTTTGTTTACCTACAATAACTGTTTTAACAGGACCTGCAGCTGGAAAAGTCTCCATCATGGTTTCTGCTTGGAACTTAACTAGCGCTTCAGTCATGAGTGGGTGATACACATTACATGCCCCTGCCCATGGTTCTGTTCTATCTTCTACTTTAAGACCTAATAATTCTAGACCATCTACATAAGTGGTCAACCAATCTTTTCTCGATGCTATATCTGCATCATACTCACCAATAAGATCTCCTGATAATTCTGTAAGCTCACCTTCGTTCATCTCTTCTGCTAAGTTATCATTAAACTTATCATCTTTTTCTTTACCCGGCACAATGGTAATCTCCATACTGCCGTCATCTAATGTAACAGATTCTGGATTTTCAATTTCAATACTTAACGCATCCGTTTCTGGATTTTGTGGATCTTGATCTAACCCCATCGGAGCTTGGTATACACTTTTATCTACATTAACTGCCATAATTTATCCTTTTATTCCGTGTCGTTGATTCCATCTGTCTTCATTCCAAAACCATATACGTCT